AAATATGGAAATTATAGAGAAAGTCTTGGTAAACCTAGAGGAAATGAATATTATGTAGTTAATAAAGATGATGTTCCACATCTTAAAACTAAAGAAGAATTTTTTAAAGCAGTTGGTTACGAAGTAAAATAAATAATTTAAATATGGTAAGAACAATAGTTGAAGAAAGAAGTAAAAATATAGCAGTAATGGATGTTTATTCCAAACTAGCTCAAGATAGAATTATTTTTATTGAAAAAGATATTGACGATGATTTAGCTAATGGAGTGGCATCTCAACTTATGTATCTAGACTCATTAAATAATAATGAAATTACAATATATATTAATTCTTATGGAGGAAGTGTATATGATGGTTTTGCTATTATTGATGTAATGAGAAGGATTAAAAGTCCTGTTAAAACTATTTGCATAGGAAAGGCTATGAGTATGGCTGCTTTAATATTAGTATGTGGAGATACTAGACAAGCTACAGACTTAGCTACTATAATGCTACATCAACCTTCTGGAGGTACTATAGGAACTGCTACTGATATGGAAATAAATATTAAAGAAGTTATAAGGCTTAAGAAAATATTTCATAATATACTTAAGAAAAAAACTTCTATTAAAGATCCAGAAAAAGAAGTAGAAAGAGATTATTATTTAGACGCTGACGAAGCTAAAAAATTAAATATTATAGATGAAATAATTTACCCTATAAAAGGAGAATCATTTTTACATTAAATAGATGAAATCTTATAAAGATAAGGAAATTTATATCAAAGAAGATGAAGTTGTTTTTGTAGGAGATACATTCATATATGAAGTAAATGTATTTAATTACTATAAAAATTACTTCTCACTAATAAATAGTGCTTTATATGAATCTCCTGTATTTATAAAGAAAACAATTAGATCATTTTTTATTAATAAATATACAGAGATTTGCTGTGAATTATATCAAGCACCTCTTGAATATTTAATAGAAAACGGATATGAGCCGCAAACAGAAATTAATAAGCGAGAACTTAGCAAAACTTCTCGTAAAACAACTCGCACACGAGTTAAAAAATTATAACTTATACAAACAATTTGCTAATTACTATAAAGTAGCAGGTATAGAAAAGTTAGGTGAATATTATAATAAGAGAGCTGACGAAGAATTAGAACATCATAATTGGGTGTTTGACTATCTTACAGCAGGAGATGTTAAATTCCAATATCCTGCAATAGAAGCAAATAATGTAGTAGTTAAAAATCATTTAGAACCGTTTCAATTAACTCTAGAAAGGGAAATTGAAACTACTAATTTAATATACGATCTTTATGAAGCTGCAAAGGCAGAAAAAGACTATATGACTATGATTTGGATAGAAAAACCTCTTTTATTTGAACAAATAGAAGAAGAGAACACTAGTAGAGCAGCATTAGGAATTATGGAAGAAGATGCTAATATTTTTAGTAAAGCAGAAAGAATTTTAAAGTTACTTGAAGAATAATGATTTTTTTAGTTTTAGACAAAGAAACTGATAGACTCATTGAAGTTTTACAAAATTTATCTCCTGAAGATATAGAAAAATATGAATTAGAAAATCCAGATAAATATATAAAAGATGAAACAGACTTATTAGATGAAAATTTTGATGAAGATATGGTGGATTATTCTGATTTATGGTAGACAAAGTAGAACATGTAAGATTAATAGCCATTAGAGAAGGTACATATACAATGTATGTTTTTAAAAGCTTAGAAACATATAAGTATATTATGTGTACGAGATTGCCTAATTGGCAAGTTCCCGACATAAGTATAAATGATGAAGGCTATTTAAACTATCAAATAGTAAAAGCTGGAGAAGAGTATTTTAATCCAGCGACTGAAACATCAGTAAAATATATGTATTCTAATATTTATTTTATAAACTTTGTTAAAAAATCAGAAATAATTAATAATGATAGTATTATAATATAGATATGAGTATAAAAGAAACAGTACAAAACGAGCAGGATATTAATTCTTTCGTATGGAAAGGGCATAAAGAAATTGATGAAAACGGAACTTATCAACAAAAAGAAAAACGAATGATTGATATGACAGAAGAAGAATTAAGATCTGCTTATGCACACTGTAAGACTATGTTATTTAATAAAGACACTCATAACCCTGGAAGATATTTAGTTTTAGACTTAATAGCTGACCAGAGAGATAGGTGTGGAGCAGAGTTGTTTTTGAGATATGCTGAACAATCTAAAGGAACAAGTAGAATTACTTTAATTAGTGCCATAAATGAATTTATGACTAATAATAAAGAAGTTTTAAGTGGAATTAGACCTACATTAGATTTGGCATTTCAAAAATTACCTGATGAATTTAAAAATATACCTCTTGATTTAGTTTTAGACGGATGTCTAGACAGATTAGGAGCTTTTACGAAAAAACATATTACAAGAGCTTTTATATTAAGACAAGGAGTTTGGCTCACTCCTGCAGAAGCAAAAGATTTAGTTGATACGGATCAATTTGGAAACCCATTATCTAAATTAGAAGTTATAAGAGAACGTCTTAATATTAAAGAAGTAGAAAAATTATCTATAAATTCTAAAGGTTTAAATTTTACAGAGCTTAGAGCTATGTTAACATTAAAACCTAATAAAAAGTATAGAGATTTAACTACTATGCAGTTAGAAACTTTGAGAAATAAAATTTTATTTATCTTAGAAGAAACTGTAAGAAAACATATTAGTGCCTGGGAAGGTAGAATGGTTCAATTAGATAAAGTAGCAAAAATTAAAAATATAAAATTTTAAATATGAAATTTTATTACTATTATGATGAAAAAGTAACTGTATGGAAAAGAAATCATTTTTCAATAGAAGCTGAAAACCAAGAAGAAGCTAATGCAATAGCCATTGAAAATATGATTGAACCATGGGAAATAGAAATAGATGAAACAGAATATCTATTTGACACAGATGAAGAATTAAGTCCAGAAAATAATGATGGAAGATCTACTATAGAATTATATTCTAAAGCAAATGGATTTGAACCTCTATATGAAAATGGAAAATAATGCCTAAATTTATAATTGAATATGGTTTAGTAGGACAACCTTTAAAGAAAAGTATTGAACAATTTCCTTTATTTTCAGATGCTTATGAAGAAGCATTAATAAGAGCAATCAAAATTTTAGAAGATGCTGAATGGATACTAGAAACAAAAAAAGAAATCTATAATCAATGTAGAGGAGATGTTTTTTTAGCACATACACGTTATATGAATGAAGTATTACCTCATATTGAAATAAATATTAAAGAAGTTAAAACAGATCAATCTATAATGTATTTAGTATCTAATCAAGCAGGAGTGTTTGACAGTTCTAAGTTTATAAGTATTACAATAGATGAAGCAATATCTTTACTAGAAAAAGAAGACGTTCTAGGGTTAGATACTGAGACAGAGGGGTTGGATTGTTTTACAAAAGCTTTACTTTTACTTCAAATAGGTAATAAAGAATTTCAAATTAATTTCGATATTTCAAGTTTTCAAGGGAAAATACCAAAACCTTTAAAAGATTTTCTAAATAACTATCATGGTTTATTTATATTACAAAATGCTAAATTTGATTTAAAATTCTTATTTAGGCAAGATGTATTATTAAGAAAAGTTTATGATACTATGTTAGTAGAAACTATTATTACTAACGGTTTACAATATGGTGGTAGAGATTTACAAACTATTGCAGAAAAATATTGTGGAGTTACTTTAGATAAATCTGTTAGAGGTGAAATTATTATAAAAGGAATAACAGATAGAGTTCTAGAATATGGAGCTAATGATGTTAAGTACTTGCCAGAGATTAGAGAAAAGCAATTAGAAATAGTTGCTAAATACAATTTACAAAGAGCAGTAGATTTAGATAATTCATTTGTTGTTGTATTAGCTTATACTGAATATTGTGGTATAAAACTAGATTATGATAAATGGAAAGCTAAAGTCGATAAAAATGTAGAAACTGTACATAAATATAAAACTGAATTAGAAGATTTTTTATACAAAGATGGAAAAACAAAATATTTTTCTGGAATGTATGATTTATTTTCTGGAGTTCAAAAGTGTACTATAAACTGGGATTCTCCAAAACAAGTTATGGCTTTAATGGAAGAATATGGAGTTAATACTACTATTTATGTAAAAGGGGAAGAAAAGAAATCCATAGATGCTAAAACATTAGATCCTCAAAAAGATCAATTTCCAATTATAAAACCTTATTTAAAATATAAGGAAGCCCAAAAAGAGGTAACTACTTATGGATATAACTGGAAAAAATACATCAATCCAATCACTGGAAGAATACATACTACCTACAAGCAATTAATGGACACTGGGAGGTTATCTTGTGGTGATAAAAAGGATGGAACTCCAAATTTACAAAATATTCCTAGAGATGAAGAAACTAGAGCATGTTTTGTATGTGAAGAAGGTAATGTCTTAATAGATGCTGACTACGCAAGCCAGGAGCAAATAGTTCTAGCAAATTTTTCTAAAGAAAAAAACCTATTAAATTTTTATGCAAGAGGATTTACAGATATGCATAGCTATGTAGCTTTTCTTATGTATAAAGATATTAGAAGATGTTCTTTAGAAGAGCTTACTCCTGAGAAATTATCTTACATTAAGTCAGATTATCCAGAAAACAGACGAATAGCTAAATCTGCTGGGTTTGCCATAATACCGTTTGTTTAATTAGCGATCAATGTATATACAAAGATTTTGTCATTAATTATTAATTTATAGTAAAACTTTGTATGATATTTACCTAGAAAATTAAACACATTTGTGGCTCTCTTTGGAAACTTAGAGAAAAATAATCGGGAGAATTGCGGAGAACTTAACGGACAATCCGCAGCCGAACTATCTGAATAGCATAAAGGTAGGATAGGAGGTTCAACGACTAACAATTGAGGAGCTAAACCAATAATATTGACACGAGCACCCGACACCTAAGTCATACGATATGGTGATGATATAGTCTGAGCTACATGGTAACATGTAGAAGTTAGTATAAAGAGACTAACGATAACAAAACTGAAATTACGGAGGAAATGGCAGTACTATAGCAAAAAATTGTAATCTATCTAAGAAAGAAGGAGATTTTGTATATAATTCATATTTTGAAGCATTCCCTAATTTAAGAGATTATTTTGATTTAGTTTTTGCAAGAGCTTCTCATTTTGGATATATTGAATATAATAATGTAACTAGAAGAAAATATTTTTTTGATCCAGAAGAAAATTATTATTTCAAATATCGAGACAGAATTAATGATAAATTATTCTGGTATGAGGAAGCAAATCCTAAAGAAATTAAATCTAAATTTAATGAAGCTCAAGGAACAATTGCAAGACTTGCACAAAACTATCCTATGAAGAATGGGTGACTATGTAGTGATATGTAGTTAGAATCGGGTGAATTGCTGGAACACTAAGTCTAATTTATTAGATATGTCAATCAGCAGCCAAGCTAGTGAAGTTCATTAGGTAACTAGAAGGTTCAGAGACTAGAGAGTGAGTAGAACAAACAATAAGCTCTCAATAGCGCCCGACATCTTTAATTAAAAGATGATGATATAGTCCACTCCATTATGAAAATAGTGGAAGATTTTTATCAAAATTATGCAAATTTTATTGGAATAATTTTGTAATTTTAAGTTTTAATTTTAAAATGTATAATTATGAAAACCTGTAAAATTTGCAATAAAACCGAAGAAGAAGTGAAGTTTTATGGTAACTATAAAACTAAATGTAGTAAATGTGTAAATAAAGAACAAGCTAAGAAAAGAGCAGAAAAAGCAGGAAGAATATATAAACCTAGAGAAGAATTAAATCTTCCAGAAGGGTTTAAAAAATGTACAAAATGTAATAAAGTACTTCCTAAAGATTCTTTTTATCTTGTAAATAGAAGAGGTAAGCAAGTTAGATATTCTCGTTGTAAGGAATGTGAAAGGCAAATTGTTTTAGAACATCCAAAAAGACAAGAATATATAAAACAATCTAACATTAATAAAGCAGAAAGAAGAGATTCTGATCCTGAATATAGAGAATATTTAAATGAAATAAAAAGAAAACATGCCAGAAGTAATGTTGGTATTATTTCTTACATATTATCTAGAGCTAAACGCAGAGCGGAAGAAAAAGGAATAGAATTTAATTTAACTGCTGAAGATATTGTTTTACCTACACATTGTCCTATATTAGGAATTGAGTTATCAAGAGGAACTAAAGGAAATTATGAAAATACTTATTCTTTAGATAGAATTGATAATTCAAAAGGGTATGTAAAAGGAAATGTAAGAGTTATTTCACAGTTAGCAAACTCGATGAAAAATTCTGCAACTCCTGAGCAACTTAAAACTTTTTCGGAAAACATAATAAATTATATTGATAAAAATCTATAGTGATTCAAGGATCCTCAGCTGATATTACTAAATATGCTGGAATTTTATTTATGAAAGAAATTCTAAGTAGAAATTGGTATATGATTGTTAAGATTGTCAATTTTGTTCATGATGAAATACTTGTAGAGTGTCCTAAAGAAATTGCTGAAGAAGTTAAAGACGTACTTTTAAAATGTATGACTGAAGCTGGCAAGCCTTTTTGTAGAACTCTTCCTTTAAGTGCAGAAGCACTAATAGGAGATCACTGGGTACATTAATGTGTATAGATTTAAAAGATCAAAGTTTTCACTTTTTAATGAAAATTTATTAGTATCTTTGTAATCTATTTTAAAGAATTAGATTAATGACAAGAACAGAAAGACAAGAACTAGCAGTTTCCAAATGGATTAAAGCTGGAGGACGTGGAACTTGTGCTTGGTGTACTGGAACTGGTAAGACTAGATTAGCTATAACAGCTATTAAGTCTTTTCTAACTAAAAATTCTGGAAAGAATATAAAAGTTATTGTTCCTACAGAACACTTGAAAGTGCAATGGTTAATGGAATTAGACAAATATGGATTAAGTTTAGATGTTAAAGTAGAAATTATAAATTCTGCAATTAAAACAGAAGAAATAGTTCACTTATTGATTCTAGATGAATCTCATAGATATGGCTCTGATACTTTTATACAAATCTTTAAAATTAAGCACCCAAAATTAATACTTTCTTTATCTGCAACTTTTCATAGATTAGATGGTAGACATAAAATTATAGAAAAGTATTGTCCAGTAATAGATGTTGTTACTGTAAAAGATGCTTTAAAAAACGGATGGTTGTCTGAATATAGAGAATATAAAGTTCTTATAGAAACAGATGACTATCATATATATCAACAAGCTTCTATGGAATTTCAAGATTCCTTTAGTATATTTAATTTTGATTTCAATCTAGCTATGAAGTGTGTTACTAATATTGTCTATAGACGATATTATGCTAAAACAATGGGAATATCTTCTAAAGATATGGATGCTATAACATTTACATGGCAAAGAGCTCTTAAAAAAAGAAAAGACTATGTAATGAATCATCCTGATAAAATAGAAATTACTAGAAAAATTCTGGATGCTAGACCTTTTGCAAAGGCTATAACATTTTCAGGAACTATAAAACAAGCTGAAAAAATCAACAGAGGTTTTGTAGTACATTCTGGTAAAACTAAGAAGAAAAATAGATTAACTCTAGAAGAATTCGCAAAACTTCCTTCTGGAGTTATCAATTCCTCTAAATCTTTAAATGAAGGGATTGACATCAAAGGATTAGATCTAGCAATTATTTTGACAAATTCTTCTTCTCCTAATGAGAAGGTTCAAAGAATAGGTCGAGTAATTAGAAAAGAAGAAGGAAAAATTGCAGAAGTATTTACTTTGGTAATAAAAGGTACAGTAGAAGAAAGATGGTTTGAAAACAGTAGTCAATATTCTAGTTATATAGAAATAACTGAAAAAGAGTTAGATGATATTTTAGCTGGAGATACTATTGAAAGATTAGAACGAGATGGAAAGGAAGTAGATGAATTATTTAGATTATAAACAATTAGATAAAAAATTTGATTAATATTAACAGTACAAAATGCTTATAATAAAAAGAAGAATAAAAAATAGAAAATAAGGTAGTAAAAGATAAATATAAGTTCATGGCATTTTGGAAAATTAATCAAATTAACATAACTGAACCATGACAGTAGAAAGAATGTTAGAATATTTGATATGTGATAAAATACTATCAAATAGAGTGGAAATGACAGAAGAGGAATTTTATCCTCTTTTCGAACGTAAAAAGTCACTGGAAGATGAATTTGTAAATGAATACAAATTACCAGGAAGTAATAAGAGTCTTGTGAAAGACTGATCTGACAAAGGTAATTTGAGTAAATAGTATTATGAACTCAGAATTATCTTTAAAAGAAGAAATTAATATTTATATAAATAGTGGTTTAACTCCATCTGAATTATTTATATTACGATTGTTATTTTTAGCACAAGATGGAGACACGTCTCTAATAAATAATTATATATCAAATGCAGATAATGGAAAAGAATTATTTAAAGTAGTTTTAAAATCTTTACAAAATAAAGGTATTATACTAGCATCTTTTAAAATGCCTAAAGAAGGAGAAATCTTAAGATATACTGATATTCCAATTAATAAAAACTTTGTGAAAAAGTTTATTAGAGAGTCTAACCAAATAGGAAAAGAATTTTTTGATGCATATCCTCCTTTTATTTATATTAATGGAAAAATGGCTTCTATTAAAAATATAACTAAAGCTGGATTATTTAGTATTGATGAATTCTGTTTTTTCTATGGTAGACAATTAAAATTATCTTCTGTAAAACATGAAAGAGTAATGGAAGCTTTAGAGTATGGTAAAGAACATAATTTAATTAATTATTCTATACTAGAATTTATTGCTTCTCAAAAATGGAATGAAATTGAATATATTAGATCCTCTGGAGAAGTTGCTGGTTATCAAAATAGTGAATTACTATAATGGGAGTACACAAGTTATTAAAAAACATAGAAGACGGTAAGAGTGGCAAAAATATAGGAGTTTCTATGGGATTGCCAGATGTTGATAAAGTACTATATGGTATACAAAGAAAATATATTTATACTATTGGAGCCGATACCTCAGGGGGTAAAACTAGCTTTGGTCTTGATGTATTTGTATATAATCTTATAAAGAATGCAGGAGATAAAAAGATTAATATTTTATATTATTCTTTCGAAATGGCTGCAGAAGTATTATTTGCTAAATTGCTTTCCAGACATATTTGGGATGCATACGGTAAAATTATAACATATGAAGATATTTTATCTCTTACTAGACCTATTTCTGACGAACATCTAGAAATAATAAATCAATGTATCCCATGGCTTAACAAAGTTGAAAAAAGTATTACTATATATGATAAACCATTAACACCAGAAGCTATTTATGGAACTTGTAAGGAATGGTTAAGAAAGTTTGGAACTTTTATTCCTATTAATGAACATAAAGAAGATTATTCTGAAAATGATGAATCAGAATATAAAGTAGCCATCATAGACCACGTAGGCTAAATTTGGCCCTCTATATAGAAATATATAGATAAACACAGAGCTAATTCAAAGGAACTCTTTAAAAATACATTTTAAGTCATTATTTTAAATTTGATCACATTTATGATTTTTGACCATAAATTTTTATTATCTTTGTAAAGATAGTTTAAGTTTCATTCAAAAAAAAATAATTTATGTGAACAAGAGAAAAAGTTTTAGAAATATACCAAGAGTATAAAGAAAGTGGATGTACTCAAAAAGAAATTGGAAAAAAATATAATTTTTCTGCTGCTTACCATTTTAAAAAATACGGTTTAACTGATCGTAAAATTAATAACGCCAGAACTAATAAAAAAACTTTATTATGAGATGGAAAAGAAATAACTAACGAAAAAGAAGCTTATATAATAGGTCTTTGGTATTCAGATGGATGGATAGATTATAATGACCAAGCTGGAATTAAATTAAAGAACACTGAAAGTGATAAAGAATTATTAGAAAAAATAAGAGATTATATATGTCCTGAGCAAGAAATTAGGAAAGATAATAATACTTTAATTTTAACTATTAGTTCTAACTTATTTTGTTCAAATTTAATAAATTTAGGTTGTTTACGAGAAAAGACTTATAAGGAGCTAAGTATTCCAAAAATGGATTCTTCTTTATTGAGACATTTTTTTAGAGGTTATTTTGATGGAGATGGAACTGTATTTTTTGATAGAAAATATTTAAAAGCGAATATTTGTTCTGTTAATGAAGATTATTTAAAAAAATTAAAACAAATTTTAGATGATAATCTTATAGAAAATAGAATAAATGTAGAAAGAAGAAGTGGAAGACAAATGAAAAAACCACTTTCTAATGAATATTCTACTACTCAAAAAGATATGTATAGATTATATGTATCTAAACAAGAGGCTTTAAATAAATTTAAAAACTTTTTATATAATGATGCTACTTTATTTTTAAGTAGGAAAAAAGATGTATTTTATAAAGACAACATTGAGCTAACTAAGTAATTTAAAAGTTATTTAGCAGTGCAACGCATAGGTATTGAACCTTAGAAATAAGAATATAATATACCCACGAGAGCTCTGCATCTAAACAAGTAATGTTGTAGATGAAGATATATGCTGAACTATATGGTGACATATAGAAATAAAGGATAAAAAGCCTTTATGATAACACAATTGTAATTGGTGGCTCTGGAAGTAAAAAAGAAAGAATAGATAGAACTGTAGATTATTTCATTTATTTTAGAAATAAATGCGGCATGACAGGAATATTTATTCAGCAGCTTAATAGAGGACAAAAATCTATGGACCGTAAACTTAATGGATATGAGTTAGTTCAATTGGATGATTTTAAAGACACTTCTGGGACTACTGATGGTTCTGAAATTGTTATTGCTTTATATTATCCATATAGAGAAAAAATTCCAAAAGTTGAAGGATATCCTATTCAAAATATATTAAAAGATCGATTTAGACTTATACAAATTTTAAAAAATCGATATGGTCGATCTGATGTTAGTAAAGGGGTTATTTTCCATGGAGAAATAGGTATGTTTAAAGAATTACCTAGACCTGAAGAAATATCTGATTATGATAAATATTTATTATTAGAGCAAAAAACAGATGATTTAAACACATTAGATAAAAATGAAAATGATAATGTTTTTAAATTTTAATAAATGGCTGATTTAATAGCTGTGGTAGGTGCATCTGGATCTGGAAAAAGCACCTCTTTAAGAAACTTAGATCCAGAAACTACATTTATAATTAATGTTGCTGGTAAACCTCTTCCATTTAAAGGTTTTAAAAAAAATTATAAGCAATTAGTTCAAAATCCTGAAACAAA